GGTGAACGCTGCACCTGTTACTCCAATTGCGGGCATTATTTATCCTTCTTTCATTTGTATTTGTACTTGGATTTCGGTTGTCATAACGGTCCCTTGTGATCCGAGGCTGAGGAGCTGCGGCGGGTTTACACTCGCTACGTTCACGGATGCGGGTAGCGCGGCCAGTAGCACATCGAGGGCGTCCTCAGTTGTTGAGATTGCCACCGCGTTAACCCGCACGTTCACGTTAAGGAGTAGCCGCCACCGCACCGCATAGTTAAGTGTTGATCCGATGCGGGTTGGTTGCACCCACGGGGAGTCCGGGACGATGACGACCGACGGGGTCACCGGGACTGTGGGAACCGTGTCATAGATTTTGTAGCCGAGCCCTGTCAGGCTCGCGACAATTAACTCCCTGGCTTCCGTGGTAAGTGCCATTACCCAACCATCGTCGTCATCTGTTTATACGGTGCCAGTAGGACAGTGACCCGGGCCATTAGCGCCGAGTTGATCCGTGGGCTAGGGGTAAAGTCGACGCTAATAGATTCGCCCCCTGCCGCGTAGGCCGCCTGGTATGTCTCGACTGCGATACTCATAGCCGCGATTTGTAGGGGTGCAGGTTCGGTTGCAAAGGATACAAGCGTGACTAGGTAACCGATCAAGATACATGCCGAGTCGGCATGCAAGTCGAGTACAAGACTATCGGGCTCAACGTACTCAATATCAAGATTATCGGCCAATTCAAGACCGGTTACCAATGCCATATCGGAACCTTCACTACCTTTCGTGGGTTGTTAGTTTCTTAGGACACAACTTCAAGAGACACGATTCCGGCGGCCGTGTAGGCGGCGCTGACACCGTAACCGTAGATTGCGATGTCGCGGCCAAGGTTGGCTACGTTCTCCGCCGTGGCGAGGGCTGGACCGTCCTCAATCCATGAGGCTGTCGCCGTGTTCGATACAAGGATGGCACCGGCTGCAAGGTTGCGGTCGTGAATCACTGGCAGGCCGGAGACGTTTACTCCGAGAGTGCCAGCGGTCGCCACACCTGACACGTTCGAGACAGGGTAGGCCGATGGGAAAAACGTCGACCAACCGCCGATTTCTGCAAACACGTTAGAGGCTACGAGGACAAACTCTGCCCCGCGACCGGTTGCCGTTTCCACAGTGACCGACGCCTGGAACACTCCAGCGCGGAAATCTGCGCCTGTCGTGTCACTAGCGAAGTCGTAGTTCTGTGGAGTGCTGGCAACGAGCATCGCGTCAACGAACGCGTTATCAGTGATGAGGGCGTAGGACGCGACCATTATCCGATTGTGTGCGTCAAGGTAGGAAGGGCTTGAGCGTTGCAGCAACTGGTAGGAAATATCTGAACCGGCTGCGAACGTCTTAAGGCTTGCCGTGCCCTTCTTGATGTCGATCCGAACGGAATTAACTTCGCTCTTTTCTGTGGTCTGCTCCTCAACAATGAGTGCTAAATCACCGTCAAAAAAAGGCCACGCAAACTCCATACCACTTGTCCCGGCGGATTCCACACCAAAAGCGGTGATACCTGGTCGGCCAAGATCGACGATGTTTTTAACGTCCATCATCCAGTTAGGTGGAAGGAGGCCGGGGTTGTTTGTGGTGATCTGGTCTGCGAGTGCGCGGGACTCTACTTCACCTGCGAGCACTGCTTTGGAGTATTCACCGAACGAACGGTAGACACTCATTGGGTGTTGCGCCTCTGACGTGTATGCCTTGGAGGCAATGGTTTGTACTTCCTCGCGTAGTGCTTTCAGTGATTCGCGTGCTTCAATGTCCACCGAGTTAACCTCGGTCGACTCGGTGTTTTCTAACATTGTTGCTCCTTCTTCTTCTCTGATTGCGCTTACTCCGGCTGCGGAATAAGCGGGATAGGGGGTCAAACTGACTTCGAGTAGGTTCGCGGCTGTGTGCTGGATCGCGTCCCGGGCTTTGCTCATGATCGACTTTACCGGGTTAAACCCGACGGACAGGCCTTTGATTGTTGAGGTGCGGGCGAGTACTGCGGCATCGCGGCCTAGGGCCGTGTCCACTATTTCAAAGTCGATGTAAAGCCCATCCTCGCGGTTCTCGGCACCGGTGATCTTCCCGACTGGTTCACCATGACGGTATGCCAGTGGTTTACCGATCACGTTGGTTAGGTCGAATGAGCCAGGGGCAAAGGATTCCCGGACGCCACCAATCATTGTTTCGGACCCGTAGGGCACTGCCATACCGTGACCGCTGCCGACGATGTCGCCGCTTTTGTCTTCGCGCTCCTCAAAAATAACGACTGATTCCGTGTTGAGTTGTTTCACCGTAACGCTCCGTTCATATTGAATACTCCGAGGGTCGGTAGGTCTAAAAGGTTTTGGGCTTCCTCCACACTAATAACGTCCAGCGGTAGGAGCTTCGTTATTACTTCGGCGAGGGCCGCAATATTGTCACGTAGGAAGGCGGTTGTATCAAAGTCGATTACGTACCCGGTCGGGGTGACATCGGGCATGGAAAGTCTTTGGGTAACTAGGTTCATCACCGGCCGCAGCGCCGTGTCCAAAAGGTTGCGGTAAAGGTCTACTCGGTTGGAATAAGTAAGTGAGGATCCGGGGACACCGGCCCCGACCCATATCGGGTCAAGGTTCGCTAGGCGAGCAACCGCCACGGCGGCCATATTTTTAGCCTCAACGAGTTGCACGTCGCGGGCCGAGAAGCCCATGACTTGCGCGTCAATAGTGTTGTTCAAGTAGGCGGTGCCACGGTTAGCGCGGGCTTCCTCCCACGCATCGAGTAGGGCGTCAACCTGGTCGGCGGGGAGATCCGGGCCGGAGTTCTTTAGGGCGACTGTTGGGATCGGTGTTTCGGAATACATGAGGGTTGCGGCTTCGAGGGCTGCCGCTGTAGTAATCGCCGTGGCACCGTTGGCTAGCCAGCCGCCTTCACCTGACCCATAGAATTTGATGACGTCCCGGGTCGGTACTCGTCGGGCGAGATAATAAAAAGGGTCCGCCGGTGGTTGCTGAGTTTCTTCGATCCCGGCGAATACGGCCGGTGTGTCGATAACGTCCTCGACCCTCATAACCTCAACCGATACGGGGTATCCGGCGAAGTCCCGATCAAGCACAAGCCAGTAAGCCCGGTCAAACATCAAAAGGTCTGAGAGTGTGCGTTGAATGACGTTGGCGTACGGGTAGATCGGTGACGGTTGTGACAGGAGCTGCCGGGCCGGTACGGGTTGACCATCAAAGTATTCGCGCAATGGGAACGCGCTAATCGTGTGCGTGTACGTTTTTAGGGCGTCAACAAAGGCGGGGACTTGCATGGCTGTGGGTCGCGTTGATCGACCGGCCAACTGGTTAGTGAGCAAGGCGTAGAGGCCCGAAGATTCACGTACGTGCGCGGTTGCAGGTTCCTGTGCTGTCGCCATTGTCCGGGAAAGGGACTCTTGACCGCGCACGAGTGAAAGGGCTCGGGGGAACACCATAGGGCCAGTGTAGCCCCTTACCACGGTTTGGCTGCGTTTACGTGCGTTTGCGTGGTTTATGCGTGTCCGCGTGTCGCTTCATCGTCGGGGACATCCCACCACGTTACAAGTGTTTTCATAACCCACGTTGGTCGCTCCGCTGCACACCTGGCAGTCAGGACGGCAAGCGGGGCGGTGAGATCAATGAATACGGCGGCGTTGCGTTTATATAATTGTCGAGCGTTCGAGCCGGGTTTGGAGTCGATCACGTAGGCGTCATTCTTTCGGCTAATAATTATCGCGGCGGCTACGGCGCTTTTCCGCATGAGCCGGGCCGTGTCCCGGATGTGTTTCGGGTACGTGTGATGCTCGCAGTCTTCATAGGCGATTGAGAGGGCGATACGGTCAAGGTCGACGACGATGTCACCCTCGACGGCGTAGCGTTTGGCGTAGGTTGATTTACCGACGCATGGTGGCCCGGTAATAATGTAGAGGCTCATGCGCGTCGTGGTCGGCGTGAGCGAATCATCGCCACACTACGCGGAGTCTTTGAGGCTTGAGACACGGCGAACATGACCGCCCGCCCGGCATAGATCCCGCTTCTACCCATTGGGGCGGTGATAACCCAACCGCCTTGCCGCTGCGATATCGTCGAATTCCCAAAATGTTCCTGCAAGATTTGGCTTCCATCGTGCCGTATTTGTAGGCGACTAAACAGGTCTACGAGGATTTGGGTTGCTACGACGGCTTCACGTTGCCCAACCAGGTCATCAAACTTTTCCCGTATGCGGTCCACATAACCCGGCGTCACTTGTATATATAGGCTCGGATGCAGGGCCCTGATCTTGCGTAGTTGTTCGTCCACTTCCACAATAGTCCGGTGTGTAGTCACCCTGACAACAATGTGCCCGTTAACGTTCGGGGCCGCTATTGCGACGGCGTGACCCATCCCATCAAAGTCACACTCGACCGCAACCGACCAAACCCCGTCCGTGGGGAGCTCGACCAGGGGATCGAGGCACGCGTTCCAATAGGATTCCTTAAGCCAATGGTTCGAGCGGATGACCCACATGTTTAAGTATTCACGTCTGAACGCGCTTTCTTCGATGCGGTGCCATTGTTGCCGGACAAACGCTTCCCGTTTATCGTCCCACGCCGGTGACCCCCATCGCCACGTATCGACCTGGTCGGGGTCGGCTTCTGCCGGTGCACTCCATTCCAGTAGGAGGACGCTGCCCGGTTCCGGGTCCTCTAAACGGTCGAGGGCCCGCTGCCGGTACGCCTGCATCAGGTCACTGGTTGAGTCCCCTGCAGTAGATATCAGGAATAGTTGCCCTTGGTTTTTCATCGCCATGGTCGGTACGAGTGAGTCTTCGACTACTTCCCTTTTAACTTTCCACGCTTCGTCGACGAATATCATTGAGCACGAATACCCGACACCGGCCGAGTCGTTAGCGGCATGGATTAGCCACCGGTCACCGCTCGGTAATTCGATACCTGCCGCCTCGTTCCCCCACTTCACGGCCTTTTTTCCATAGGTCGCGGCGGCCCACAATCCTGCCGGGCGCATGACTTCCATGGCGGTTGAGCGCTTATTGGCCACGTGCAGGATTGTTTGAGGTTCACCGAATAGGTCGGCATGATGTAGCCGCCACATGCACACCGCTCGAGATAGGAAAGATTTGCCCGACTGGCGGGCCACCGTGATAATGACTGCACTCCAAACAAGCTCTTTTTTATCGTCATATTCCAGGGCCCGATCAAGCGCGTACTTTTGCCACCCAAATAACTGCATGTTAAAGACCCGGTCTAGCCATTCTGCAGCGTCGTCACCGTACGAACCGACCACCGAATTAGGGGCCTTAGTTTCCAAACGTGGGAACGCATACCCGTCCGCATGAATACGCGGCGTAGCGTGGCTGTATGAGGCGTTATCGGCCAATCTAGGGCCCGGCCCGCCCTCAGGGGGGGAACGAAG